TATCCGTAAATAAGGAGCTACTTCGCCTTCTGGACTCAAAGATGTTTTAACATACTTCAATGTTTTCTTTGTTCCAACATCTCCAAAATCAAAAAAGGGCGTAGTATATGTTGCATTAATTGCTACTTGAACTCCTGCTGGATTAAAATAATTTCCAGATTCGTGGACATAAATATATCCATCTTTATCACCATGATAAGCTTTTTCAATTCCTGACGAATCATATTCAGAAGTAAACGCATGTGCTTGAATACCTACTGTTTCAGACCACTCATATCCGTTAGGCGTGAAAGTCCCGATAATGCCGCGAGAAGTTACATAGTTTGAAGTGCTTGTAGAATAAAATAAACGATATTGAGATTTAGAACGTATAACAGCACTTGAGATTACATAGCCTTCATCGTATTGCGCAATGCTAGAAACAACACTTTGAATCTGTCGCGAGACTGAACTTAACTCTACGTCTCCAATTCTTTCTGTTCCTGCAACTGTTCTAAGTCCATCAGGCGCTAAGAATATTAAATCACCGCCAATTTCTTGAATGCTGTAGCCGCTTAAACATCCTACGTTATTTGTTACTTGAGTTACTTGAATAGAAGCCGGATCATTAATATTATCTAAACGATGAATTGTGTTTGCACAAAAAATAAATAAAGAATTACGAAAAGATTTTATACCTGTGATAATATCTGAAAATTTAACAGCTCCAGACCCAGTTCCTTGAAAATCTCTATCGCTATTTGTTTTAGAATAATAAAGGGTGTTTGGTTCATTAAAAGCATCTACGATACAAAGATGTTTATCGTGGTGTTCAAGATATTTACCAGCCGCAGGAATTGTTAGCTCTTCATAATGAAATGTTCTTGAAGCGCCCACACCGTCTATATGGAATACTGCAACTTTATCTTCGCCTGTTGCTATTGCTAAAGTTCCGTAAGGATTTGTAGCATAGCCTGTCGAACCTTTAATTACTACAAACTGTGCTTGAGCTTGGTCAGGTCTATCTAGTTCTGTAAGTCCAGATAAATCTCCTTCAAGCGCACCAGAAGCTCCAGTATCATAATTTATTTGAGTCCAAGAAATACCATCTTCAGAATAATATATGCCTGTTCCTGCACATACAACAATTCCTAAAGCATAAGGAATAATTCCCCAAATACGAACAGCTCCGGCAGGTCTTGTTGCGCTGTCTTCTCCAAAGAGTCTATAGCCTTGAATACGTCTATAACCTCCATCTGGATCGACTTCAAAGTTTTGGAGCTTGCTTGCAAGGCCGGGTTGTTTTAACATCTCAAATTCATTGAGATTAGTATTTAACCCACCTTTGCAAGATATGCCGAAAGGTTGAGACATTTACACAAACCTCTTACGGTCGTCTTTCATGTAATCGGGAGCTGGTTCCATAAGATTAGATTTCATAAGGCGTAAGCCTCGGCGATAATCTTGGTCAGCAAACGAAGCGGCCTGATAGTTCTCTTTAAATTGATGAACATAATATCGCGCACGAGCAATAAGAACAGGCTTGTAAATATTTGGAATAACTATCTGGTCTGAATAGTTTACCAATTCTGTTGGCAACTCATAAGCATAAAACCAAACGCGATAAGCTTTGTCAGGTATAGGACTTAAACCAAACTTACGATTATCTGGGCTTTTAATAACTCTTTTTGGTTCTCCCCAGTTTTGGGCATCTGCATCGTCAGCATTTTCAGCGTTTCGATAAAAGTCTTTCCAAGTCTCAAGAGTAATGTATTTTAAATCTTTGCTGATGTAAGGTGCAGATTCACCAGAAACCCCAATAGTTGTAATGTAAAAATTGTCCCAGTCTATATAGCCGTAATCGTCTACAAGACTTGAACTAGATTCTTTTAACTCATACCAACGTGTGCCAGCAGTTGTATCGACACTAACATTTCCGTAGAACGGATCTGTAGTACCGCTGTCAGAAACGGCTAAAAAAGGCCACTGCGGTTCTTCGTTAACAATATCAAGATATGCACGGTTCACACATTCTTTGATGTGTTTTTGTACGCCTTTAGCATTTGCAAAGCTTGCAGAAGTTAACGATACTTCATTCAATTCGTGAATAAGTTCATTTGTAATTTCAAGAAACGTAGCGGCCATTATTCTTTATCTCTTAATTAGGTTTGCATTTAGGCATAGCATCTTTAACAGCACCGCCTTTCATGTACCCCGTTTTCTTTTCTTTTTGCATTTTACCGCCCATCATTTTAGGCTTTCTTTTCATCTTGCTGTTGCAATCCATCTTTTTTGCTCCCGAAGATTTTATCCCAATTGGTGTCAAATTTGTTTTTATCAATTTGTCTTGGTCTTCCACGTTGTTGCGATCTTGGCTTTAACGTAAAAGGTTTATCTGGTGTTCCCATCATTGGCATAAAAATAGCCTCTAAAAAATTGGGAGGGGTATTTCACCCTCCCGGTGTGTTGTTATCTTAGTCGATAACGTAGTAGCCGCCGATAAGAGCTTCAGGGCGAAGAACTTTAGCGCCATAAACGTGCAAGCCACGAACGATATCACCGAAGCTTGAGGGGTCACGAATGACTTCAGTGCTTGTGATAGTTTGTGCAGTTGCAGTTGAGCTAATGTGTCCAGCCATCAAGAAGCCAGTAGCGTTAGAAGTAGCAGGCAAGTTGTTAGACTTGTACATGCTGAATCCACGCAGTTTACCGGAAGATACCAAACCATTACGGATTGAACCTTGACCAGCATTGTAGTCAACAGACAGAAGCTTAGAAGAGCTTTGTGAAAGCTGTTCATAGAAGTCTGGAGAAGCTACAACCCAACGACCTTCTTCGGGTACGTTCTGTGCATCAAGCAATCGAGCCATACGAGCAAGAACATCTAGCGGATCGGTTTCACCAATGCCAAGGTCGATAGCCCCAGCGCCGTCATATACACCAGCGGTCAGAGCAGTTGCACTGTCTGCGCCAAGAGTATGGTCGGGGCTAGAAGCCGAAAGACCTGCTTGCATTTTAGCGATAACGCCAGCATCGAAAGCATCGCGAAGGGCGTAAGCCGCTGAAGAAGAAGCAACTTCTTTAAAGTTAACATGAGACATTGAAGTTTCGATATCATCTACGATGAATTTGAAAGCATTCGCTGTATCAACAACAAGAGTAGTCTCTTGGTCGGTCAACTTAGTTTGGGTTACATCTTGTCCACGCTCATACTGGTAAACAGTGATTGTAGGCTCTTTGATGATGCGAACGCTATCACCGTAAGCCGAAATGTCTCCAGCATAGTCAGTATTGGTAATTGCTTCAGCTACTGATGCTTTTCGGAAAAAGTTAAGAACTTTCTTGCTGTATACGGCAGGAAGGAAAAACGAGTTGGTTTGTCCGCTTACCGAGTTGGCAAAGTTAGCATCAGTATCAGTTGAGGGTTCAAAGTATTGGTCAGAAACGTTATAAGCCATGAGTATAAACTCCTAAAAATTTAAAAGATTTTTTAATTTACGACTCTGCCTTCACGAATTGCCAAATCAATTTCTTCTTCATATTTGTCAAAATCATAAATAGACAGGGACGCAATTTCCCGTTGTGTCCAAATTTTTGGCTGTTTAGCATCTACTGCTGTAGTCTTAGTAGATACGAAATCTGCCGCATTTTGTCTGGACGATTGAGTGCGTGATTTTGACTTACCGGAACCGTCATTGATTTTTAAACCTTTTTCCATCTTATAAAAATCTATTGCACGACTAGCTAAAGAAACATTGTCTGGGTTATTATAAATCCAACGCTGAATTTCTTCAGGCTGAGTTTTAGCCCACTGATGAAAATTATCATCTCCTCGAATATCTTCAAAATCTGGATGACGTTCGCGCAATTTGTTTTCGGCCTCTTTGCGAGCTATCATTGCTTCTCGTTCTTCAATTGCTCGAAGTTTTTCTTGAAGCTGATTAACTTGCTCTTGAGAGCGAAGATGCGCTACTGATTCAACCGTCTCATAAAGATCAGGATACTCAGTTCTAAAACGCTCAAGTTCTTCAGGAGATTTAGGCGGCTTATAAGCTGGTTGTGCCGACTTAGCTTCTGCAAGAAGTTCTTGTTCACGCTGTTTAAACTCAGCAATTTTTTCATCATAATGTCTTTTTAGATCATCATAACGCTTTTTATAATTGGAAGTTGGAGAAGATTCTTTTTCTTTTTTCGGGGTCGAAGTTTTTCGAGTAGCCGAAGAATTGTCGTCTTCTTCAAAGAACAGCGAATCTGCCGAAGCTCTATGGGGTGCATCAGGTTCATGCCAATCCTTTCGAGCGTTGTACGGATTTGCTGTCGGTTCAAAATCTTGTTCTTGTTCTTGTAAGTTATTATTCATGCTCACTCCTATCTGGGGCTTGTATCTTTCAAGGTGGCTATGCGTACTGCGCTTGTACTATAGGGTCTTGATACTAACAAGGTGGCCTCAAGGTAAAAATATAATATGGTTAAGGGTCAGAAATTCTGAGTAGCTTAACCGCCGATTAAACTAGGCATTCGATTGGCACGTAACATTTGCCGCTCGACATCTAGTTGTGTTTGAGCTGAAGGAGAAGATGATGTTTTTCCACCTGCCATTACTGGGTCATCAACCGCAGACATTGGGTTAAACATCAAACCGCCTTGAGCTTTTTTCATTAAGCCTCCGTCATAAGCACGTTCTGCATCGTCCATCATCTTTTGGAGATTTTCAGCGCCTATTTGTTCGGTTGCTTTTGCGGTGATAACAAACTCACCA